TCTTATACAAATATACCGATACCAAATGGTGTTTACCCGCCGCCAAACTATAATACTACTACGGGTGTTTTAACTGCTACTGCTACTGGAGAATTTTATAATGTAGATTACGATATAGGTTTTATAAATTTAAATAGCGCGGTACAAACCGTAACAGTTGAATGGCTGCATAATACAACCGCTATAAATCAACAAATATTTACAACTAACGGTGGTACATCAAATAATAATTTTGACTATCAAGGTAATTTTAATATTGCCTTAAATTCTGGAGATACTTTAACTTTAAGAGCTAAATCTACTATTAGCTCTGGAGTTGCAGTTTTTAGTGGTTATATTTTTTGGGACTCAGGGGTTACGACAATAGCAAGTAATTCTATTTTACAAACTTTAAGAGGCGAAACAAATCAATGGAATTTTTTAAGCGGTATAATGACAATGTTTAATTTAGTTGCAGTACCAGACAAAAACAATCCTAATAACATTGTTATAGAGCCTTATAAAGATTTATTTGTTAAAAACACAAATAGTCAAAATATTAACGATTTATCTTTAGAAACTAGGAGCATACCTCAAGACTGGACGAATAAAATAGACGTAACCGATATAAAACTAGAGCCGTTAACAGATTTAAATAAGACAACAATATTTAGATTTGTAGAAGACGACGAAGACTACTCGTTTAAAAATTATAAAAATTCTTCAGGCGGGTTTTTGTATGGTAGTAAAATTTATGACGCTTCTGCTTTTACATTATTAGAGGGTAAAAAAGAAATAGTAGCTAGTCCTTTTGCAGCAACTATTGTAAAACCTCTTTTGGGTAATTATGATTTAATTTTACCAATGATTTATGGTGGTAACGAAGAAGAAGGTTTTGAAGCTTTTGAAAATGCACCAAGAATATTATCTAATAATGGTATTGTCAATATGGCTACCACTACTTATTATGTACCAGCGCAAAACGGAGAATCTGAAGTTGCGGCTGAAACACAGTATTTACAATTTAGTCATTTTTCTGCTTTTCCAATAGTTACAACTCAGCCTCCTTCAACAACAAATACACAAGATTTTCATTTTGGTATTTGTCAATTAATTAATATAGGTAATCCAACATATTTTAATTTATTTAATATGTACTGGTTGCCGTACTTTAGTGAGTTATATAATCCAGATACTAAAACTATGACTATTAAAGTAAATTTAAATGCTGGTGATATTAATACTTTTAATTTTAACGATATTGTATACATAAAACAAAGGGCTTTTCGTGTAAATAAAATAGATTATAAACCGACTGATTTATCAACCGTAGAATTTATACTTATACCATAATGGCAAAAAAAACAATATTATCAGAAATACCATTTGTAAAAGGAATAGCAGTAAAACCAGAAATAATACGAGCTAATGGTCAAGTTATATTTACAGACGGTACAAATACGGTTTCAGCAAATCAAGAACAATGCGAGGCTTACGGATATACTTATAATAAAGATACTTCAACTTGTACTGCTTATATACCTAAAACTAAAATTGATATAAATTCAGATAAAAGAAATAATAAAATTTTAGGCACTAATAATAGTATAGGTGTTGCTACATTTAATACACAAATAGTTGGGCAAAATAATAGCACAAAAGGCTCATGTAGAAATATTCAAATAACGGGTAACAAAAACGAAATACAAAGAGGTATAAATAATGTAATTGTAAGCGGGACACTAGCAGAGGCAACTGCTAATAATAGCTTTGTTTTAGGCGGTAACGCAGCTGGAGATAATCTTGCAGAGAGACAGTCAATACAATTAATTTACGGAACTCAGACTACGGCTGGTTCAACAGTAGATAGTTATTTAAATAATGTTACAGACAGTTTTTTTGTTATACCTGACAATACTATAATGTATTTTCACGCTGACGTTGTAGCAGTTAGAGTAGGCGGTACAAATACTGGTAATACTGGTGATTTTGCGTCTTTTGTTGAGCGTGGCGTAGTTATTAATAAATCTGGTACATTAAGTATATCACGTGAAAGAGATGCAATAAAAAGTAGCGGAACAGTAACAGACTGGCGACCAGTAGCAAATATATCTGGTACAAATTTTAGAATGACTGTAAGGGGCGAAACTGATGTAACGGTAGAATGGTGTTCTAATATTACATTTACACAAATTAAAACAAATGTTAGTTTATAAATAAAAAATTATGGCAGACGTAGTAGTAAACGCAGAAGTAAAAAGTAATATAGGTCAATTAAATAGAGACCTTAAAAAAACAAATGAAGAAGCGGTTAGTTTAAAAGACGCTTTTGGAGTAGCTGGGTCGGCAATATCTGCGGCTCAGGGTGCTATGAAATTATTTGGTATTGAAAGCGAGTCAACGCAAAAAGCAATACTACAAGTACAAGCTGCTATGTCTTTAAATCAAGGTATACAGTCTTTATTAAAACAAAAAAGTACTATTACTGGTATTATTAGTCTTGTAGGTAAATGGACTGGTGCTACAAAACTTTTAGGCGTTGTACAAAAAGGTTTTAATTTAATTGTTGCAGCAAATCCAATAGGCGCTATTGTAGCTGGAGTAACCGCTTTAATAGCTTTAGGTACGACTTTGGTTAGTGTATTTAAAAGTAATAACGACGAAGTTGAAATTATGGATAATACTTTAGCAGATATTAACCATACAATGGGTGAAATTAACAAAAAACAAATAAAACAACAACCACAATTAGACGCTAACAAAAGAATAATAGACGACCAAACTAAATCATCAAAAGAACGACTAGACGCTTTAAAAGAAAATTTTGAAATACAAAAAGCAATTGACGCAGAATCAATGGCTGCTTTACAAGAAAAACTTGTTTTAGCAAAAGAAGAAACTAGACAAAAAGAAAGTTCATTAAATTTTGAAAAAAAGCAAGAGGCTTCCGCAGAAACAATAAACGATAGACAAAATGCTTTAAATACCGCAAAGAAAAATCAACAAGCAGTTGAAGCAGAAATATTAAAACTACAAAATAAACAAAATGAATCTTTAAGATTATTTGGTGTTGAGCAAAAGAAAATAACTAGGGAATTTTTTACAAAAGCGTTTGAAGCAGCAAAAAAACGTAATGAAGCTAACAAAAAAGCGTACGAAGAACGTATTGCAGCTGAAAAAAATCTACAAGTTGAAATAAGTAAAATAGAAGACGAAATAACACTACAAAGTATTAAAAACGAAGATGAACGCGCAAAAAAAAGATTAGAAATAGATTTAGAAAACGAAAAAGAACGTATTAAAAAATCTAAAGCAAGTAAAAAAGTTCAAAACGAATTAATTTTATTATTAGATAAACAATACGCCGCTGACTTACAAGCTATAAATGATAAAGTTGAAGAAGAAAATAAAGAAAAACAAAAAGAAGAAAATCAAAGGTTGCAAGATATTAGAAACGAAAATTTATTAGCAATAGAAGAAGACGAAAATAAAAAAGCTATGATGCTTTTAGAAATAGAAGAAAAAGCAGAATTAGAAGCTATTTCTAAATTGGAAAATAGAAAAGAACTAGAGTTAGAAATAGAAAAAAAATACGCTAGATTAAGAGGTGAAGTACAAGAAAAAGCAGTAGAAGACCAAAAGAAAATTGATAAAGATTTAGAAGAAACTAAAATAGCTTTAGCTATGAATGGTTTAAAACTAGTTGAACAAATAGCTGGTGAGGGTACAAAGATAGGTAAAGCGGCTGCGGTTGCACAAGCAACAATAAGCGGTACACAATCAGTTTTAGAAGCATATAAATCTGGAGTTGCAAATATACCTATGATGGCTGCAACTGGTGGTAGTTTTGGTTTTATTCAAGCTGGTTTAGCAGCTGGTTTTTCTGCTTTACAAATTAGAAAAATTATAGCTGGTCAAGGTCCAAGCGGCACAGAGGGAACGCAAGATACCACAGAAACAACACCAGCCCCGCAAATGGTTTCAGGCTCTTTTGATTTATCTAATGTACAAGCGCCAGAGCCGCTAAAAGCTTTTGTTGTGACTGACGAAATGACCTCGTCACAAAACCAGTTAGCAAATATTAGGCGAAGAGCCACAATTTAAAAATCAAATATATTAACTTAAAATCTATTTAATAATATGCCTTGTAAAAAATGTAAAGACGGAAAATATAAGCACGGAGAAACTGGAGAATGTAAATACAATTCTAAAGCTGAGTGCGAAGAAGCTAATAAAGACTATTACGAGAATCTAAAAACGACTCGTATCGTAGAATTAGTTATTGAAGACGATAACCAAGAATTAGCTATCGACGCAATATCGCTAGTAAATTCTCCAGCAATAGAGCAAGATTTTGTTTATTTTGGAAAAGAAAAAAATAATCTTACTTTTGCTAAAGTCGACGAAGAAAAAAGAATGTTAGTTAGCCCAGCGCTAATACCTAACAAACAGATATTTAGATACGACCCAAATACAGACTCAGAATATTACGTATATTTTAGCCCTGAAACTGTCAGAAAAGCTAGTGAGTTGTACTTAAAACATAACAACCACCATAAAGCTACATACGAACATCAAGACCGTGTAAGCGGCGTTTTAACAGTTGAATCTTGGGTAAAAGAAGGTGATATGGATAAATCTAAATTATACGGTTACGACTTACCTAACGGTACGTGGTTTGTAAAAATGAAAATAACTAACGACGACCTTTGGTCTAAGATTAAGGACGGCGAACTAAAAGGATTAAGTATCGAGGGGTATTTTGCTGATAAGTTCGAGGCTATGCAGCATAAAAAACATTCAGACGAAGAAGTATTAAAAGCGTTATTACAAATTATAAATAAAAAATAAAATGGACAAACATAAATTTTTTAAAGAAGTAAGTAAATTTAAAACTCATAAATTAGATTTATCTTTAAATGACGAAGCAAGACAAATATTAGATAATTTATTTGAGTTTAGAGCAAGAATGATAAGCTTAGCTGAAAAAAATAATGAAGCTATGGAACAATATACAAAAGCTCAAGATTTATTTAGAGATATGTTAAGCGAAGGCGAAGATATGATGGGCAAATATAACAATACAAAAAACGAAGCGCAAAATTTAATATCAAATATAGAAAGTCAAGTATCAGATTTAGGTATAGATGCAGAAACTATACCTTACTATCGTAATTTAATAAATAATTTAAATGACACAAAAGAAGACGAAGAAGCGTTAAGTTTTTGGTTAAATAATTGGACTAATTTTACAGTATAATATGAATAAAAAAGAAAAAATACTAGCAAAACTAAGCGACCAAAGAAAAAATCTAAAAAAAATTAACTTATCAATAGTAAGTGATTTAAAAGAATCTATTAATAATTTAAATACTTTTGATATTGAAAGAGACTATGATGTAGCTATAAAAAATTATGAATACGCTTTAGGCTTAATGGAACAAGCAATACAAGCGGCAAATGCTTATGTAGAATCTTACTCTAAATTTGAAGAAAATATTGGTTTTCACTTTGAGTCATATTCAGAAGCAAGTCGTTTGATGGGAGAATTAAGACTACAATTAGATTATTTAGGTGTTGAACCAAGTAGTGAAATAGAGTATTTTGATGACATAGTATTTGAAAACGAATCTTTAGCTCAAAATGCTTTTGACAAATCACAAAGCGACTTTGGTAAGCATAACGATTTAGTAGATATAAGTGATTTTAATTAAAAAATAAAAACAATGACTAATAAAAGTAAATTCTTTGCAGAATTAAAAAAGCAAGAAAACCTAGATAAATTCCATTTAAAATCTAAAAAATTAAATTTATCAGTAGTTGACGATATACAATCTAAATTAAACGATTTTAATATGGCTGAAAGCGAAGCAAGTTATTTAGCCTATGAATGGGGAGACCAAATTATTGACGCTTTTTCTGATTTACAACAACAATACAATATAGATGACTATATAATTAACGGTAATACTAAATTTTTAGAAGAAGCGGCGGAGGGAATACGTGAAGATTTAGCTAAAATCAGACAAGCTGCTGACGAAATAGGAATAGACCCAAACGATATATATTATGGCTATGATGAGCTTATGGATAGGGTTATAGCAGCTGGAGATATTTATAACGACGCTTTTGATAAATATATAGAAGTCATTAATTATATAGGTAATAATAGCTTCTGGAATCGTTAAAAATCAAATAAACTTAATATAAATCTATTTAATAAAAAAAGAACCTATGGACATCAAAGAACAAATCATTAAAGCTCTAGGTTTAAGTAAAGAGCTTAAATTGAATTATCAATCAAAATCTGAAGACGGAACTATTTTTGTTTCTACGGCTGACGAACTAGTTAGTGGCGTAGATATTTCTGTATTAACTGAAGACGGTACAACTATTCCTTTACCAGCTGGAACGTATAAAACTGAAGACGGCGTTACTTTTAGAGTAGAAGAAGAAGGTATCGTTGCTGAAGTTATGCAAACTGAAACGGAAGAAGTTGTTACGGAAGAAGAAATGCAAGAAGAATCTGAAGCTGAAAAAGCTGACTGGGCTAAGTCTTACGAAGAATTAAAAGACAAAGTAGACAACTTAGAAGACGCTATTGCAGATATTAAAGCTAAAATGGGCGGAGATACTGAAGAAGTAGAAATGGCTGACGAAGAAGCAACTGAAGAAGTTGTTACTGAAGTAGTTGAAACAGTTGAAGAAGCGGTTGAAGAAATTGCAGCGGCTATTGACGAAGCAACACCAGCTGAGGTAACTCCAGAGTTAGCAGCTAAAGCAGCTGAAGTAGCAGTAGAAGTTATGCAAGAAAAAGCTGAAGAAGTAGCTGAAGACGCAGAGCCTACTGATATGAAAAAGAAAAAAGATAAAATGAAGGATAAAAAGAAAAAAAGAGAATATAGCAAAATGTCTCGTTTAGAAAAACAAAACAAAGAGCTAAGAGAAAAGCTGAGAAGAAAACCAGCAGACAGTCCTTTAAGTGTTAATAAATTTGCTAGTGAGAGACCTTCTATATCAAGAAAAGAATACAAAAAATTGTCGTCAAGAGAAAAATTCTTATACGACATAGCAAAATAAATATAAATATTAATAATTAAAAACAAATTAAAATGGCATCACCTAATGTAACGTCAAATTTTACGGGAAAAGCGGCTGGATTTTATATCAGCGCAGCTTTAAAACAAGCTAAATCTCTTGATTATTTGACTCTTATCGAAAATGTTAAATTCAAAAGTAACATACAAATTATGGCTAAAGCTAACGACGGAGACGGACACGGCTTAGTTAGAAACGCAACTTGTTCGTTTGACTCAAACGGTCAATTAAATTTGACTGAAAAGCAGCTTACGGTTGAGAATTTTCAAGTTAACCTTGAGCTATGTAAGAAAAATCTTTTAAGTAGCTGGGAATCTTTACAAATGAGAGCTGGAGCTGGAGCGCCACCACCACCATCATTTGAAGACTACGTTATCTCTTATATGGGAGAAATTATAGCAGACGCTATGGAGACTTCTATTTGGACTGGTACTAATGCAACTGAAGGACAGTTTGAAGGATTTTTATCTGCTGCTGGACTTTTATTACCAGCTCAAGATGCAACTGTTGTACAATCTTCAGCTTCTGGAGCTTATACTGCGGGGAATATTATAGCTAACTTACAGACTTTGACGGCTGATATGGCTGCAAATATTTCTCCACTTTTAACTAAAGAAGACCTTCATATTTATATGAATCCTAAAACTTACGCTTTCTATATTTCTGCGGTATCGACTTTAGGATATGTTAACGCTTACAATATGAACGGAGACTATGAGCCAGTTTTTGAAGGCTACAAAATTGCAGTTTGCCCAGCTTTACCAGATAATCAAATGGTAGCAGCTACTAAGTCAAATCTTTACTTTGGGACAGATTTGCTTTCGGATGGGTTAGGAACATCTCCATCAATTAGAATTTTAGATATGGCTTCTTTAGACGCCTCAGACAATATGAGATTAGTTTGTCGTTGGGCGGCTGGAATCCAGTCAGGAATTGGAGCTGATATTGTTAGACAATCGTAAATAAATTAAATAGGCAAGGGTGTAAAAACCCTTGCTTTTATAACCTTAAAAATAAAAAAATATGTCTTGTATAGCACTTACACGGTCAAGAGGTTTAGACTGCTCTAGAATAGCTGGAGGGGTTAAAAATATTTATTTTTCGGTTTACTCAGACTTCGGCAACACGGACTGGTCTTACGACGGTACGAACGCACAAGAAATAGACACTATTAACTGGAATAGTAAAAGTATTTACAAGTATGTAATGCCTTTGGGTGTTGCGTCAGTATCAGATACAATTACTGGTTCTACGGAAAACGGAACTATTTTTTACACGCCTACGGTAAACATAATGTTAAATAAATTAACTAAAGAAGACCAAAACGAAATTAGACTTTTAGGACAGACTAAAGTTAGAATATTAGTAGAACTTAACGCAAAATTAGCTTCGGGACACGACGTTATTTTAGCTTGTGGTTTTGAAAACGGTATGGATTTAAACACGGGGTCAGCTGATTCTGGCGCTGCGTTTGGAGACAGAAACGGTTACACTCTTACCTTTACTGGTATGGAGTCAAGACCAATGGCGTTTTTGGAAGACTACGGTTCAGCAATTTTTGATAACGCAGGATTTACGAACAAAGGTACTCCATTTGTTGTACCCGCGTAATTTTATTAGTAGTTTCATGTATTAAAAAGGAGTAACTAATGTTACTCTTTTTTTTTATTTACCAAATAAATTTATACTTTTTCTATTATATAATATGATACAAGCGGTAACAGAAACGGATTTAACTACATATTTACAAACTGAAGACAATAGAATAGATACAAGCGTTAGTTCAGATAAGATTAGATACTTAGTAAAGTTTACTAACGATATGGATAAATCAATACAATACGCTTACTCTAATGTACATTTAGTTTACGACAGATATACTAAATTTAATTTTACTTATAACGCTACTAAAGATGTATACGAAGGCAAGGTAAATTTTAAACCATCAGGATATTATCAATACGAAGTTTATGAAGTTAGTTGGTCAGGAGCGGTTGCTATAAGCGCAGGAAATGCGCCAGTAAATGAAAATGATGTATTACCAGTAGGTCCTACTCACGGAGTCGTACAAGGGCTTGTAACTAAAGGAAAAATGTATGTAGCAGATAAATCTGGAACGGCTCAAGTACAATACAATCAGCATACAGAAACAGAGGGAACAAATTATATATATTACGGAAATTAAAAAATTAAAAAATGGCAATAGAAAACGTACAACAATTATTAACAGAACAATTAGGTAAAAATGGTGGTACAGAGATAGTAACATCTTCAGCAGCAGTAAGCTCTAAAGATTACTATTGCGTGTATTTTCCTGTAAATACCGTAGTTTCAGCAATAACAGTAGCAGATGCAACAGGCGAAAGCGCATTACAAACTACATTACCAGCAGGAACAACTTTATTTATGAATGTAACGGCATTGACGCTGACTAGCGGTATTGCAATATGTTATGATGAAGGCTTAACTACATAATATGTTAGCATTAAAATTAGGACAAAACATTGGTGGTATTGCTAATAGAAATTCGTTTAGCAATGTCTATTCTTTATTATTTGATGGTGTTGATGATTATGTTAATTTAAGTGATGCGCGCGGTGAAATAGACGTGCAAATTGGAACATTTTCTGCATGGGCTAAACTAGAAACAACAAGTATAAATGCACCGATATTTAAATTTTATGTAAATTCTAACAACCAAATTACTATAATTTATTTACACGCATCTAACCAGCTTAAATTTATGTATAAAGCAGCAGGAACAAATACGCAGGTACAGGCATCTTCTAGTGTTGAAAATGATGGTAATTACCACCACTTTGCAATGACTTGGAATGTTGATGGGAATGAATTTAAAGCGTATGTAGATGGAGTTCAATTTGGTTCTACTCAAACAACCTTTGGTAGTTGGTCAGGCTCTCCAACTGTATTTCATTTAGGACATAATGCTTTGTCTGGTAGTGATTTTTGGAAGGGTAATATAGATGAAATTGCAATATTTGATAGTGTAAAAAATGTTAGTGCTTTGTACAATAATGGTATTCCTAATAATTTAGTTGGTGAAAGTGGACTTGTTGGCTATTGGAGAAACGAAGAAGGAGCAGGAACAACGATAGCAGACCAATCAGGCAAAGGCAATTCAGGTACTTTAATTAATGGAACAAACTTTAGCAGAGTAGTGCCTTAAAATATAAAATATGAAATACGTAATTTTTGAAATGATAAATGCAAACTTAATCGATTTTAGCCTTGTAGAAGAAACAAGTTTAGAAACATTAAGACTTTCACTAGATACAACAAAATGTATTTTAAAATTTAAAGGTGAAACCCCTGCATTTTTAGTAGGTTTGCAACAATACAACCAAGAAGAAATACTGCAAATAACTAGCAACTCTGATTGGTACAAAGACGAATAATATGAACGATAAAATTTTAAGCGTAAATTTAGAAACCCAAACCGCCCCTATAATAAAAGAGGTTAACGGTAAAGATTATATAGAATACGGTACTGAAGACTGGAAAAACTTATATCCACAGTTTTTAATTGACCTTTACTATAATTCTAGTACACACGCGGCAATTGTAAATGCTACTGCGGATATGATAGCTGGTGAAGACATAGTTATAGAGGCTGACGAAGACGAAAATTTAGATATGTATGTCAAGCTAAAAAAGTTTTTTAGACACGCTAACGGTAAAGAGACATTACACCAAGTAATAAAAAAGATAGCTTTTGATTTTAAACTACAAGGAGCTTACGCTATTCATATAATTTGGAATCAAGAAAAAACAGAAATAGCAGAAATTTATCACGTTCCAGTCGAAAGGGTTAGGGCTGGTCGTGTTAACGAATTGGGTAAAGTAGACACTTATTATATAAGCGCTGACTGGTCTAATACAAGAACTCATAAACCGTACCCTATTGCAGCCTTTAATGTAAACGATAGAACCTCTGCTAGTCAATTATTATATACTGGTTCGTATAGTCCAAATATGGATTGCTATCACACGCCAGATTATATAGCGGGTTGTAACTGGGCTTTAATTGACCAAAAGGTAGCAGAATTTCATTTAAACAATATAGAGAATGGTTTTAGCGGTTCGTATTTCATTAGTTTCGCGAATGGTATTCCATCTGCTGAAGAGCGCCACCAAATAGAGCGAAGCCTTGTAGACAAGTTTACAGGCGCAAAAAACTCTGGTAAGTTTATTTTAACATTCTCAGATGATAAAACTAGAACGCCAGAAATAACACCAATTAGTGTAAGTGACGCTGACAAACAATACTTAGCGCTGCAAGAACTATTAGTACAAAACATTCTCACGGCTCATAGGGTGACTTCTAAGACACTTATGGGTATTGATAGTACTAATGGTTTCTCAAGCAATACAGACGAGCTTATAAACGCTGCAAACTTCTACGTGCAAACTGTCGTTCGTAGCTTCCAATTAAACATACTAGACACTTTACAGACTATATTCTCTGTTAACAATATGGATTTAGAAGTTGGGTTTATACAATTAAAACCAATTACAGTACAATTTGACTCTAAAACTGTTCGTGAGGTTATGACCCAGAATGAGATAAGAGAGGATTTAGGTTTACCAGCCTTAGACGAAGAAGAAACAGTAGAAGAAAAATCTACATTTAGTAAAGTTGGTACTATGATAACTGACGGTATCGAGATGCCGCTATACGAAACAATAGAAGAAGCTGAGGCTGAAGCTGAAAGGTTGGGTTGTACTGGTTATCACGAACACACGCAAGACGGCAATACTTACTATATGCCTTGCGAAGACCACGAACAAATAATGAATCTTAGCAAGTGTAATTGCAAAGAAGAATTTATTACTCCTAACCCTTGTACTGAAGGTTACGAGCCTTACGGACATAAAATAAAAGACGGTAAAAAAGTACCAAACTGCGTACCTATAAAAGCAAACAGACAAAACTTATCTAACTTTATTAAAGAATTTGGCGAAGACATAGATGAAGACTGGGAACTTGTAGATGAAGAAGTGGTACATGGAGAACACCAAGATTTTAATTTTGAAGAAGAATTAAATATTATGGTTAATGATAGGTTAGATTTAGCGTCTACTGGGACGGCTAGACCTAACTCTAGGAGTGAGCAAGACGGCGTAAATGAGTCGTTTAGTAAAAAAGCGTCTGGTACTGGTAGTACCGCTAACAGTCGAGACTTTTGTCGAGGCATGATGTCGGCAGGAAAAATTTTTCGTAAAGAGGACCTTTTAAGGCTAACAGATATACAAGTAAACGATTCTTATTTTTCTGAAAGACAAGGGCGCGAGATAGGTTTTGGTCCTAATGGAGCTTTGAAATATAGCATATGGCTTTTTAAGGGCGGACCACGCTGCAAACATTTTTTTAATCGTTTGATTTTCAAAACTTCTTTAAGAGGTGCTAGGTCAAATATTAATGATAGTCAACTAATAAGTGAAGCAAAAGCAAGGTCTGAAGGTTTTACTTTAGAAATGAACGACGATTTAGTAGCAACTGCGCCTATAAATATGATTAATGAAGGATTTTTAAAACCAAGATAATATGGCATACGTTTTATTTATATCAGAACAAAAATTAAAAGATAGTACGGCAATAAACCTTAATGTCGATACAAGTTTATTACTACCGTATGTACGTCAGGCGCAAAAACTTTATGTAGAACCAAAACTTGGTACGCAGCTTTTTGATAAGTTAAAAACACTTATAACTAATGGCACAATAAGTAACGTAGGTAACGAAGCATACAAAACCTTGTTAGACGATTATATAGGAGATATGTTACCAAACTGGGCTTTTTATCACGCTATTCCATTTTTAAGATTTAAAATCGAGAACGGTAATATTTTTTCTAAGACATCTGAGACTGGAACGGCTTTAAGTACGGCTGAAGCGCAACACTTAAGAGAGGAGGTTAGGAATACGGCAGAATATTATACTGAGCGTATGATAAAATACATAAAAGATAATTTAGCTAGTTTTCCAGAATATAATCAAAATTCAGGTTCGGACGTTAATCCAGACCCTAACGCTTATTACGCTGGTATGAATTTAGAGCGACCTAGAAGACAAGGTAATAAATTAACTTTAAGAGATTTTTTAAATTCAAGTGATTATCTATAATGAAAAAATATTATAAAACAAAAACAATAAACATAACAAAGCTAAAATCCTACTTGGACAAGCTAAAAACAAAAAAAGATGAACGACCTAAGAGACACGATACAAGTAGGAATAGCTAACGGAAGTGCTATTGGTTTCAGTATAACGGATTGTAACGAAGTTTTAACTCTTGTTTCTCTAATACTAGCAATAGCTTTTACAATATATAAATTTATAAAATTTGACAGAAATTAAAAAATGGCTCGTAAAGCTACTACAAACACTTATAAATCTTCTAGAAAAAAAAGAAAAGGAAGACATAGTAAACAAGACAGAAATACCTATCGTGGACAAGGGCGTTAATTTACTTATAATTAGAGATACATTTACAGATAAATCTACTTTAGGTAAATTATACGTTAACGGCGAAATGTTTTGTGATACTTTAGAATTGCCTTATAGAGACAATCAAAGAAGTATATCAAGCATACCTGCTGGAGAATACAAAGTAAATTTAAGACCAGCAAGACAAAGCGCAACTAGAGACTATTTACACATGATAGTCGAAGAAGTACCAAACCGCTCATATATATTATTTCATAGAGGCAACAAGCCCTCACATACTAGAGGTTGTATTCTAGTAGGACAAACTCGCCAACAGGACTTTGTTGGTAACTCAACTTTAGCTATGGATTTGTTAATGAAAGAAGTAATAAATTTAGGCGGCGAAAACATTAAATTAATAATCAAAAATAGATAACTATGGAATGGAAAGAAATTTTATTAGCAATTTTAGCAATCGCTGAAATTATCGTAAGGTTAACGCCAACAGAAAAAGACAACTCAATATTAAATAAAATTATGTGGG